ACATCATTACTATCCATTGTCCAATAGCCAATTAAGCCACTTCTTGATGCAGAGTGAATATAGTTTATTTTTGTAGCTTCTAAGTTTGCTTGTATCTCTGCTAATGATAATCTTTCATCATAAATTCTTATTTCGTCTAGTGTTCCGTTTGCATAATCAAAACCGTTGATATTACCTATGAAATTATCCGATGTTCCAGCTACGATATTTCCACTATATGAACTATCTGTAACAGAATCTTGTAATACTCCATTGCTATCATATATATAAGCTGTTGCGTTACCGTCTGCCGTACTTCCTGTAAAAGCGAAGAAGTACCAAGTATCAGTTGATAAAGTATTCAAAGAAATCAAAACATTTGAACCATCTGTATTGCTGATAAAAGTTACTGCGTTACCAGATGTTGTATATACCCATAATTGCCTATCTGTAGAACTACCTAAGCCAACAATTCCAGCGTTGTTATCAAAAGATGTTATCTTGAACCAACCTGTAACACCAAATTCATTAGTGGCTGGTATTTTAGTTCCAACTGCGTCAGGCAAATCTATATATTGATTAACACCGTCAAAAGCGATTGCTTGTTTTAATATTCCTGTTTCTCCTGTTGTTGGTGTATTAGCTAAAGTTCCGTTATAAGCATTACCACTCTTTTCATATACAGTAGTTCCATTAATATCGTTATCATTCATATTGTAATAAGCAAACATACCAGAGCGTTGAGCTGATTTTATATAATTAGTAGTCGTTAAACTTACACTTTTGGCGAAATTAATGTATATCAAAACTGATATTGCTATAACTCCTATAATTATTGGTATTCTTTTTTTCATATTATTTTAGTTACAAGGAGTAGTTGTTGATATAATTTGTGATGCTCCATCTATATATTTCCAATATCTTTGTCCTTGAAGATTTAATGCTGTTTCGCATTTAAAACTATCTGAACTCCAAGTAGATGTGTTAGCTACTGAACCTGCACTATCCGCTTCTCGTAATACACTAAAACTAGATAACCCATCTATTAAGAAGTTATAGCCTTGTTCTGTCGCAGCTGCTGGAGTAGCACTAACTGGAATATCCATAATATCAATCAAGCCACCGTCTTCTGGCATTGATATTAAACCTGAATATAAGTTAGTTGTTATTAATGAATTAGGGATTGTAGTTGTTACACCACTTTGTGTCATCGTGCTGTCTTGTAATAGTCCACTAGCACCGATAATAGGAAAGTATGTTTGAGTTAGATAAGGAAAGTAAGCCGAAGCACTAATAATTGCACTTGTAGATGTTACTAAAGCACTTGCTGTAGTTGTATTAAAAGTTGAACTTCCACCATCAACTAAGTTAGCACCTTGCAAGTCTATTTGCACGATACTGTCGTCTAGTAGAGATGTTAGTATTCCACCTTCTAAGGTTTTCTTCCAACCACTATTTTCTGTTCTAGCGGTTAGATTTTGGTCGCCTTGTTGCCTTACATCTAACATTGTTGCAGTAGTTAATATGGCAAGTATTGATATAACCGCAATTAATGTTATTGGAACTAGGTTTTTTTGTATAAATTTTTTCATACTTTATTATTGATTAGTACCGAATTTTAATTTTAAAGTAGATGTTCCTGTTGTATAGATAAGTTGTGCCGCAAAACAAGTAGATAATTCAGTGTTTACCTCAAAATTTCTAACTTCATCTGCTGATACCACATAGCCAGTATCACCCTCTATACTTGTTCCATTTTCCATATCGATAACTTCTACATAATCCCAGTGGTTACCAGCTAAAGCAGTTGAAGTAAAATCTACTGTTGAACATTCTGCCCCACTTGCTAAATCGTTTGATACAGCAAATTTATAGGTCATACTTGCTGTACTTGTTGAAGATGGCATAAGAACTATATTTCTATAATCATCTACTCTGATTGCTTTGCTCCAACCTGCTGTTGAAGAAGCACTCCATAATGTTATAGGTACTTCGTAACTTCTACCACCTAACTTTTGTACTTTTGGCTGTGCCATATCAATAGTTAGTAGAACCAATACGGTTGCTACTACTATGACGGCTATTCCTCCTAATATGTAGTATATTTTTTTCATACTAAAATGTGTTTATTAATAAATGATTTGCTCTGTTGGCAAAATCTTGATAAATTTTATAACCTTCTTCTTTACACTTTTTAAAGAACTCTGTATCTGCGTCTAGTTTTTCAATCGGCTCGGGACTAGGATATTCTACTTTTTCTAATACCTCTCTTTTAATCAGTGAATAGCCCATTGAACCCCACTCAACCTCTTCTAAGCCTTCGCCTATTCTATGTTCGCCTTTAGAATAAGAGCAAGGTTTCCCATCTATATCACAGTAATAGCCTGTTACAATGTCTTTATCGTGTAGTATAAGGCTCTCTAACCAATCTTCTCTTGTAGGTATGCAGTCAGTATCCAAGAATAAGATATGTGTGTAGCCTTTGAACTCTGGCATTTTTAAGAAGTTTTCAACCATTCTCTTTCTGGTCCACCAAATTGCTCGTCTTTGTCCTCTCCAAAACATTATGTTGCACTTCCTATCCCACGCTATGTCAACTAATAGCTTTGAATATTCTACTGGTATTTCAAATCTATTCTCTACTACCAATAACATTACACTGGCTTTTTTAAGTATGTCTAATTGTTTTTTTAATATTTTCATAAATTATTTTATTAAGAGAGAAGATTAAAATCATCTCCCCTCAAAAGCAATTTAACTATTAAAATTATCTATTTGCATTAAGTATGATGTAGCAGAATCACGAATAACTGTTACTCTAGCTGATTTATCCGCAGTAATTGTTGCAGTTGCATCTAAATCTAGGTTTCCACCTGTTCCTACTGCCATAATTGTACTTGTTGTAATTGTTTTTACATTAAAAGAGATTGTATCTCCATTGGTTGTTAGACAATCAGCAAACAAAGTAGAAGTTGTTGGCATAGTAATTGTAGGTGTACTTGTGGCAGGTGTAACAGTCCATAAAGGATTATCACACACATTAGCTGCGGTAGCAGTTGATGTGACTGTAAATGTAGCAATTGCACCAGTTTTTATTAAACTTGCTACTCTAGCGTCAGCTCCTGATATAGTAATACCAGCATCAGCATAAACTAAACCATCAACTTCTAAAGCACCTTCAGCAAATAAATTGCCATAGGTACTAGGACAACCACTGATATTACCTGCGTTAGCACAATCAGGCATTTCGGCGGAACCTAACATACCAGATTGAGTATAAGGTTTAGTGTAGTTATTGTTAGTTACATTGATGTCTCCACTCTCAGTAGAGTTTTGTGGAGTTCCACCTAGTGTTAAGGCAGATACTGAACTTCCTACAACTAACAAGCCAACAAGTGCTACAACTAAGAACTTGTTATTGTTCAAGAAGCCCATTACTTTCTTTTTTGTCTTTTTAGTCATAGGATTATTTTTTAACTTTTTTAACTTTTTTAATTTTCTTGACCTTTACTTCTTTGACCTTCTTGACCTTCTTGAGTTTCTTGACCTTCTTGAGTTTCTTGACCTTCTTGAGTTTCTTGAGTTTGTCAGCTTGACGCTTTTCTTCCTCAAGTTTTTCTTCTTTGATAGCTTGTTCCTTTTTCAAGGCTTCAGCTTTTAATTCCTTTTCTTTATCGTCTTTTAATTTACGATATTCTTTGTATTCTTTTTCAGTAGCATCAGAAATTTCTATAGTAGCGTAGTGTTCTTGAACATATAGAGCGATGTCTTCACTTACTACTATTGTTTCGTGTACTGGAATAGATACAAATGTTTCTTTAAATCGGAAGTTGAAAGGTTTAGGAGTAGGGTTGTACATTTTTCTCATATCTTTATTTTCAATGAATTATTTACTTTCTTATTTTGTTTGTTAGGAACTCGTGTGTAATGTTGTGGCAAGACCTGCAAAGTGTTACAAGATTGTCCATTGTGTTATTTGTTTTGTCCTTATCTATGTGATGGACAACTATGCTAAATGTTGGGTAATTTTTATCACACTTAGTACAAGAGAAATTATCTCTCTCTAATACTTTGCGTCTTAATCCACCAAAACGAGATTTGTCTTTATTCTTTTGACCAGTGGCTAATCTCTTTGCCTTATGTCTATGGTAATCAGCCAATTTCCATTTTTTTACCTTATCAGGGTTTTGTTTTCTGTAATATCTACTCTGACAAGGCTCACAACAGAATTTAGCACCTTGATGTTTAGTTGGTTTGAAAACCTTTAAACAACTTAGACATTCTCTTTCAATGACTTGTTCCCATTTAGCTTTCGTGTGTTCCCGTCTTCTTTTGTTTAGTAATTTGTTTTCAATGACCTTTCTACACTTTTTGGAACAATACTTTTGTATGTCTCTTTGTGGATTATAAGGGATAAATTCCTTTCCACACAACTCACATTTTTTATACATAGGGTGTATATATTAGTTAATAACGCCTATATTATACACCCTATTGTATATCCTTGCAAGTATCTACGCTCCAGGACTATACCAGCAGCCAGCCCAATGTTCATATCCAACTGATAACTCTTGCTTATAAGCATAAGTCATATTACCAGTTTTAGAGTCAACAGGTCTGTCATAGAACTGAGGAGCCCCGTAACGTCTAACCTGTAGGATACTATCCATTCCAGGTAAGTTAGCTACTAAATACCAAGCAGTGGCAGAACCACCTTGTTCTGAGTTCAACCATCTTGAGCTTAAAACATCAATAACTCCATTGTAGAAGTTCATATCGTTGTTAGCTGTAGAAGGTCTATCAGTTGTTTTGGTATAGATTGTTGCGTTCTTTTCCAAATCGTCAGGTACTACTAATGTAATTCTACCTAAGTCTGTCAAAGGTAAACCTCTATCTGTAAGTTGTTTAACTAGAGCTAAACGACCAGTTTCAAGGTTACTTTCTGTTAATGTAATTCCACCAGCAGAAAGGTTTGATTGAGAAGAACCACCATCAGCACGGGCGTGCGAAGCATCAAATAATGCTTCGCTGTTATATCTATCTATATAGATACCGTTTGATGTTTGTCCTGTACTAGCACCACCAACTAAACTTTGAAAACCAGCTTTAACTTCAAACATACCAGTTTTTGAAGCAAGACCAGCCATTTCGTCTAGTTTTGCACCAAGCTTTTGTCTGTCTTTAACAGCGTTTTCAGTAACTTCAACACTTTGTCCATAGTTACGAGCGTTCCAAACTGTTTCACCAGTTTTGTAGTTGATAGTAGATGGGTAAGGTTGACCTTCACCAAAGTATTTTGGTAGGTCATATCCAGTTACTCCTGTAGTTCTTTCAACAGGATCTTTCATATTTTTGAAAGAGAATAACTTTGAGGCGACTTCTTTTCCAACGTATGGAACTAAGTTCTGGTCAAAAACTGATTCAAACTTAGGACCTAGACCACGTTTTCCCAAGTCTCCCAAAGTTGCGGAAGTTTGTATATTCATATTTAGGGTTTATGTGATTTAAGCCATTGCAGTACTACTAAAATCCCAGGCTTCGCTGTGATTAATAGATACTAACATACGTGTACTATCATCAGGGTCGACTCCCCAATTCTTTAATTCTCTAACGTCTGTAATTGTTCGTGAATGAGTTGTTTCGTCAATAGCACTTGCTGAAGCTACACTTACCCAACCACCTGCTTTATTTGAGGCAGTAGTAGTATTCATAGTTCCAGTTACTTCTCCAGAATAGATAGCTAACTTAGATGTTTCCACCTTAGCGGCTACTAAATCTACAGTTTCATTATCAGTATCTACAGCGACACTTAATGCACCATCTAAACCTGATACAGTTGCACCACCAACTACTGCGATTGAACCACTCATTGTGTTTCCGTTTTTATCAACAATATCAACGACTACTCCGTGGATTGCTCCACCAGCAGTGGTAACTTCTAAATTGCCATTTCGCAACTTAACCATATCACCAATCACTACAGTATCGGAATTATCAATAATGCTATTAACACAGATTGATGGTCCGTACTGTTTATGTAATTTGAACATAATAGTCAATTTAATTAATTAGACTTGTATGCAAGTTGCGAATTAAAATTAATATTTAGGTTTGTATTCTTTTTCTAATCGTTTACGATTGTCTAAGATAATTTTGGTTTCCTCTACAGTCCAACCTTTCTCTTTAGCCAGTTTCTTAACTTCGTTAGAAGTTCCTTCAGCTGGTTTAGATTTAGATTTTCCTTTGATTTCACCGTCATCCATCTTATCTCGTTCAGAAATTCCATCAAGTCGTGCTTTTTCAACATCTTCTTGGTGGTCTTTCTTACTCTTAGCAAAGTTTACTAAGTCCTTAACAGTTCTTTTTAATTCTCCTCTTGCTACAAAACGCTTATCCTTAGAGGCTTGAGCATAAATGCCCTCAAGAGCTGGATTAAGAAGTGTCTTTAGCTTGTTAAAATCAGAGTCATCTAATTCTTTAAATTCAGAATCAAAGTCGTCTAGTATATCAGCTCTTTTAGATAGATAGTCTGTCTTAAAAGCAGTTGATTCACCTTTAACAGGTTTGTCCAATTCTTTTTTCCTTAGCCCTTTAGTTTCAATTTCACGCTTATAATTATTAGCGGTCTTTTTTATCTTACGGGCTTTTTCTCTTAACTCGTCTTCTGATAAGCCAGAAAACTCGTCTTCCTCTTCATCTTCGTTTGTAGAGGTGTCTTCCTCAAGACTTTCGTCTTCAAATGTGGTTTCTTCGATATCCTCTGGTGGATTATCAAGAGTGTCCGTCTCTTCAACGTATTCGTCTGTCATACAGATTTAATTATGTTTAAGGTCGATATAAGGCGTTCGACTATCGCCATCAAATCTGATGTCCCAGTATCAACTCTTGTAATAGAGCTAGTATCAGGACACCAGTTTTAAATTGTCTTACTGTTTAATGTTTGGATTTCTTAAAGGTTGTCTGTACTTTTTGTATAGTTCACCTTTT